AGCTTGATGAATAAGCAAAGCTTCTTCAAGTTGTTTTTTATTTAATTTAGATATATTTTTAAGACCTAATAATTTACATTTATCATATAATTCTCTCTTTGATGACATTTTATATATATATATTTAGAAAAGATTATTTCTATTTTTTCTAAATTTATTTTTCTTTTTAATATATATATGGAAGAAGAACCTGATATTCAAGAACCTACATCTGTAGAAGAACAATTAAATACTGAAACTTCTAAACCCACTAAACTTAATAAAAATGGACAACCAAGAAAACAATTATCACCAGAAGCATTAGAACGATTAGCAAAGGCAAGAGAGAAAGCAAATGCCATGAGAAGAGAAGGACAATTAAAAAAATTAGAAAAAAAGGTAGAAGAGAGAAGAGAAGCACTTATAGAAGAAAAGATTATAAAAAAAGAACTTAAAGAAGAACCTCAAGAAAAAGAACTTAAAGAAGAGCATGAAGAAGAACATGAAGAAGTAGAAATTGTTAAAGAAAAACCTAAAACAAAACCCAAAGGTAAAAAGAAAACAAAAATAATTGTAGAGCAATCGAGTGAAGATAGTGATGAATTTGAGCCTAATACTAATGTTGTTTTTGTTAAAAGAGTATCAAGAAAAAAGAAAGAACCTCCACCTGAACCTATTAAAGAACCAAAAGTAGAAATGGAACTACCACCTCCTGAACCACCTAAACCTCAAAGACCTGAATTAACACCTCAACAAAGAATATTAAAATCACAATATGAAAGTATGTTTGGTGGTGCTTTTATGAATAATAATTTAATGAGAAGACATTATTAATAATTTTTTTATATTATTATATTAGTGTATATTAATATGAAGACAGTAAAACTTCCTGTATATAATCAAGACCCTGAAAAAGGGGTAAGTAATGAATATCCAACAAGTAAAGACGCATTTAGACAACCATGTTTATGGTATATATCAGCAGTGAGAAATAGCGGCAAATCATATTTATGTAGTAAATTTTTAGCACAAGCAAAAAAAGATAAAACATTTGATAAAATCTATATGATTACTCCTTCATTTGCTTCTAATAGAGCATACTTTGGTAAATATGTAGATGAAGAAGATGTATATGAACCAACAAAACAGAGTATAGATGAAGTTATAAAAAGAGTTGAAAAAGATAGAGATGAATGGGAAGATTATCAAAATAAATTAAAAATACATAAAGAATTTTTAAAAATTTTGAAAGAAAATCCACACATGAATGACGAACAGTTATTATATTTTGAAGAGTTTATGGATAAACCAACATATCAATATGATGCTCCTGTAAAAAGTTTATTAATATTAGATGATGTTATAAATAGTCCAGCAATCTCTCAAAGTAGCGGGTTAGGTAAATTAGCAACTTTAAATAGACATGTTGCTCCGTTAAAAGAAGATTATAATGGTAGAAGTGCTTGTGGATTAGCGGTTGTAATATTAAGTCAATCATATAGATGTCAACAAGGTATAGGTAGATTACTGCGAGAGAATCTTTCTCTCTTCACAATGTTTAAAAATAAACAAGAAAAACAAATAACAGCAATAGAAGAAGAAATAGGTTCTGTAATTGATTTAGAAAAATTTAGAAAAGCATATCAAAAAGCAACAGATGAGAAGTATGGTAATTTAACAATTGATTTTAACCCAAAATGCCCTGAAAAAACTTTTAGAAAAAATTTAAATGAATGTATTATATTTCCAGAATTAAATTGTAATTAAAATAATATTTAATATTATATAAATGAAAACTGGCGTTCTTAGTGATTTAGCAGTTAAACAGCGCAATCCTGAGTGGTTCCCTTTAGACCTGGCTGGGCAAGAATTAATGCACCCCATACATTTACAAAAAAATATATTTAAAGGGATAAAACCACCTAAACGAACAAAAAGATATACAACTGTATCAAGATTCCCAATAAACGATTTAAAAAACTTCGCGCAATTTGGTTCAGCAGGTAGAGAAAAAGAAGCTGAGTTTCTGGCTATACAAAATTACAGAAGTGAATTAGGTAGTAATAATGTTATGCCACATTTACAAACAGCGTTTCAATCAAGAAATAAAGCAAACTACACACCAGCACCCATGATTAGACCAGAAGAAGGTGCAGGAGGTGTTCAAGCACCAGCAACTTTATCATTAGGAAGATTACAAACTGATGATAGAATTAAAAATACATTTAATTTAATAGCCGCAGAAGAAGACCACACTTTTTTACATAGAGAAAATGAAAGTCACGATGAAACAATATCAAGATTAAATAAAGTTTATAGAGATGATCCTGAGGCATTAGGCACTATAGAACGAGCTTGGCATCAAACAGGAAAACAACATTTACAACCTATACCTATGAGAAATGAAGAACAAAGTTATGAAGAATAAATGTAAAAATAAAATATTTAGTATATATAAATGGAAGTGCCTGGCTTTGAGAGAAAAAAACATGACAACCCATATCAATACACCGACGACCAACTTGCTGAAAAACAATTAGCATTAAAAACTATGCACGAATTATGGCCCACAACACCGACATATTATGCTGAACTTGTATATGATATGTGTAAAAATAAAACACAAGAAGAAATTGATGCTATAAAAGAAAAGGTTGAAAATGAACCATTTAAATATTCTAAAAAAGAAATTAATGAAAAAAATTGATTTAAAGAAATGAATGTAATATTATGTAAGATTATGTCATATTATATTTATAAGATTTGTTGTGATGATTATCCTGATTATGTTTACGTAGGTTCTACTAAATCATTTAGACAAAGAAAAACACAGCATAAACACGATTGTAACATAGGTAATACTAAAAAATTATATAATACAATTAGAGAGAATGGTGGTTGGGAAAACTGGCGAATGGTTATTTTAGAAGATTGTGGAGAAATAACTTTAACACAAGCAAGAATTAAAGAAGAAGAACACAGAGTAAAATTAAATGCTAATTTAAATATGATAAAATGTAAAGGTGATAAAAAAGAATACGATAAAGAATATTACGAAAACAATAAAGAAAAAATATCAGAATATAATAAAGAATATTATGAAATCAATAAAGAAGAAATTAATAAAAAAGTAAAATGTGAATGTGGTTGTGAAGTACAATTAAAATTTTTAAAAGGACATAAATTAACTGAAAAACATAAAAAATTAAAAAATTAAAATCTTTGCTATTAATAAATATGAGTCTTCAAAGATCAAGATTTCACGGACAAGAAATAGTGAATAGTTTCAATATTTTTGTTGATAGTGAAAAATCCAGTTTAGTAGGTGATAAACAAAGTGAAGGTGATGATGTCCACGTGCACTTTGAGGGCCAGGCGATTGAATCAGGAGATGGTGAAAACATTAGATTATCTCTTTTAAATTTTACTATGTTTAACAATACTTACATGGTAAATATTAATAATTCACGATTTAATGTTCGTGGTGCTTCTGGAACTACTCCATCATTTTTAGATGTAGTAAATATTGATAGAAAAAACTACCTTAATTTAAAAGACATCGCTACATCATTTGCTACTAATTTAGGAACATACCTCGCAACTAAAAGTGCGGCAACTACATTTGAGAATACTACTATATTACCCAGTTCTACTACTATGAGTGCTACTGATGACCGACTTTTAGACATTACATTAACTGCTAAAAATGGTGGTGGTTCTACAATCGCTCACGGAATTACCGATTTAAAAATTCAGTGTTTAGAAGCAGAAGGTGAAAGTAGTGTTATTTTAGGGGGTAATCGTCAAGATGATGCAACAGATACAACATTTAGTAGTTTAAAAATTACTGGATTAACAGCGGGGGCAACTACTATTAGAGTTCAGGGATATTTTCCAATGCAACGCTTAAGTGACCCTTATGTATATCTCCGTTGTAACAACGCTCAATCAGGTTTAGAAATGTCTGTATTATCTAATGATAGAGGATTATACAATAGTGATATAATTAATAGTGACATCTTCGCCAAGTTATTTAAGGATGTTGAGTATATCAATTATGAAAGCAATACTGGTGAAGAATATTTTATGAATTTACAACAAAGAAAATTAGCAAATTTAAGACTTACTTTAACAGATAGTAAAGGAAGAAAATTAGGTAGAACATCTACACAAAGAGATTTAGGAACAGCGGCAGGACTTACTGATAATAGTTTAGATTTTGAGAGTAATTTACAAAATAAAACAGGTAATTTATTTTTTACCGCAGTAATTCGTGTAGATATAGTTAGAAATAGAAGTCCAGTAAAATTAGAAAGTGAAGGTATTGCTCCACCATTACCGGCAAGAAAAGCACAATCAACTTATGTATGGCAAGATTACGGCAAAGCGAAACATTAAATTATTTAGGAATTAATTTTTTTTAAAATGAATATAAATTAATTAAATTTTAATTTTTTATTTTAATTAATTTTTTTTATCTTTGTTATATTATATAAAAAGATGGCAGGAGTTCTTCCAAGTAACGTTTCATACTTTATGCAACGCCTCCAAGGTGTTAGTGTTTCACACTTTAAAGTGCATCCTCAAACTGATGGTAATCAAACATCAGGTAAAATTGTAAGATTTGAATTACCTAGTAATACACTTTTAAATCTTCGTGGAACTAGATTA